ATTGAAGTGATGAAATATCCTGATGCACACATATTGGTCAGGGGACACACACATCAGAAGTGGTATGATCCATCAACTACAAGAATGCGACTTGGCAACAAAGGCACAATCTACAAAGACAAAGTCAAGTATATTCAATCAGGATCATATGTGGATGGGATAGGTGATGGAAAAGCAGGATGGGTAGTTGAAAAGAACTTCAATCCAACAGACATTGGTGGGTGGTTTGTTGACTTCACCTACAAAATGACTGATGGAAAAAAGTTCATCACAACAACTGTCATTGAAACACCTGTTGAAGAATTTTAGAAAGGAAGATCATCACTAATGGTGGAAAGGTCAGCTTTGTTGACATTTGATGGGTCAAATTTTGTCTGTACAGGCTCTGAATCATTTTCTTGACTACTTGTTCCACCTAACATTTGCAAGTTGTTACAGACAATATTTGTTGAATATCGTTTTTCACCATTCTTTTCATATTCACTTGTCTGAATCATTCCTTCAATACATACCTGTGATCCTTTGACCAAGTATCTTTGTGCTATTTCAGCAGTCTTGTTGAAACACACTATTCTGTGCCATTCGGTTTGATCTTCACCTTTGACTTTTCTTGATGTGGCAATGCTAAAGTTGCACACCTGAACATTGGATTGTGAAAATCTTGTTTCAGGATCTGCACCAAGTCTTCCAATTAAAATTGCTTTATTCATATTTTTATTCCTTTAAATTTTGCCTGAAGTTCTGCAAGTGTTTTGAATTCATTTGCAAGATCCATCAGTTGTTGTTTGTTAAATTTTTTTATTTTTTTTGATTCTTTTTCAAGCCAATCTGCATGACCTTCACCATGCAATGCATCAATCATCTTGCCATGTTTGTATTGCTCACCTGCACCATACTGATTGCATCTTTGACACTGTGCATGACAGTTCATTTCATCATATCTTGTTGACATGAATCTTCTTGACATGAAGTGACCTGCATCCATTTCTTTCCAATCCTTGACGGTGTCACAGGTGATGCATTTGCATCTGCCACCAAAAGGATCCGAATCCCTTAAACGTATATACTTGGAAAACCACAGATCACAGGTCTTCTTTGCACTTGTCAGGTTCTTGCTTCTTTTCAATCCCATTTGATTGTCCAATCTTCTGTGATCAGTTTTTTTTCTTTCAATTCATCTACATTGACAAGAAATCCAAGACCAAATGTGTCTGTGTTATTTGTTCCAATGTACACCTTTTGTTTTTTCCTGTATTTGCTAATGATAAACTGCTTCAACTTTTTCTGATCAATAAGATAACAAGTTGAAACTTCATTCAGGATGTAAGCAAGAAGGTCTGCTTCTGAAATTGGAAGTTTTGATGCATACATTCCAATAGGGTTGAAGAATTCAATGAACAAGTTCACTGCACCATCAGATCTTTTTTTTGAATGTTTGATGGCAGTGTTGTCAAACTTGACTTCAATGGTTTTTGATTCTTTCCTGCCAATAGCAGTGAAATCATATGGGTACACACCATCAGTTTCAGGAAAGACACATTTCATGCCAAACCTATCTTCAAGCATTCCTGCAAAAAACTTTTCTGCAATCTTTCCAACAGTCAGTTGTTGTTGGTATTGTTGTGATTGTTGGTATTCAGTCATTCTTTATCTTGTTAAGTTTTCGCCAATCAAGAAGGGCAATCGCTATTGCATACAGGGCAAGGAAACCAAGTATTGAAGCAATAAGATCAACACCTTCAAGAATTATTTTCAAAATGTCAATCATCTTTTTCTTTTCTGTGAAGCTGAAGACTTCTGATGAATGAATATGCAGGATCAGAAACTTCATTGTTTTTGAAGGATCTTAGTCTTGGCATATTCTGTTGGGTGTCAAAGGACAACTGATTGACATCCTTGTCCTGAATCCATTCCCTAAGTTCTTCAACTTCTTTTTTTGCTTTTTCTTTTGGTGTCATTTTTGTAATGATTTTAAGTGTTCACGATTTGGTTTTGATACTTTGTATTTTTGGAAAATCTTTTCAGGATCACCACCACCTGCAACAAATTCTTCTGCACTTGTCCACATTGGTGTTCCCTTGTTCAACCATTGCTTTCCATCATCTTCTTGTTTGACAGTAGCATTGGCATCATCATCTTCTGCTTCAACTGCCAAAAGACTTGACAATGTGTATCTTCTGAAGTAAGTGATGCAACTTCCAATCTTTTGTGGATCATCAATTTCAGGGATGTTCATTGCTGAAATAACACAATCACCTGATTCAGCATCAATAATTTTTGACACAACACAATTCTTTTCAATTGGTTGCAGTAGCAACAACCCTTCTTCTTCAAGAATTGGTTTGACTGTTTCAAGAAGACTGTTGATGTCATAGTACTTTGATTTGTAGAATGGATTCTTTGAATCTTTCTTGATCTTTTCCATCTTAGCAGTTGCCTTCAGTAGTTTTTGATGTATTGTCATTTTTTTATCCTTTCAATTTTTAGATATGATTTTGCATTCTTAACAGGAACAGGTTCATACATTTCACCTGTTTCATCGTCTATGATCTGAACACCATCTTTGGTTGCAGTCTTGATCATTCTTTCAATTCTTTTCTTTTGTTCATTGATGTCATTCCATGTATGGGAATCCTTGAAGTCATATGTTGTTCTTCCTGAAACATGAACAATCTTTCTGTCATCAACAATCAGGTCTTCATGCCTACTGTACAACATCAGTTCATCCATGACTTCATCTTCAATGGATTTGATCACATAGTCAATCTGATCCCTTAGCTTCCTAAGACCGACATATGCATTGGATGGTTTCATTTCACCATTCCTGACCTTTTCTACAATGTCAGTGGTGATTTTTTCAACTGACTTATTCATACACTTCACCATATGTTTTTTTGATCAGTACACCTGAAACAAACAGAATGCCTGCCTGAACAAAGATTTGTGTTAAGTCTTGTGCTTCAATACACATTGCGATCATGAATGTGATCATTGCAATGTAGAATGTGATAGTTTTCATTTTTGTATGTGTTTGTTGTTGTTTGTGAATTCAAATATACAATCTTTGAAAATAAATATCAAAATTTTTTTTCACAATCTTTTCATACCTTCATCTGTTGTTGTGTTTGTGGAAGCCTGTCATGGATTTTTTCTGTGGCAGGCTTTGTTTTAAAATAATTTTTTAAATATATTACACAACCACACAATCACGAACATACAAACAACATATATGAAAAAGGATGCTTACTACTTCCCACACTTTTCCAATGCAAGGAATGACAGGAAGATCAGAAGAATGGTGAAACTGCAAGGACTTGAGTCTTATGCAGTGTACTTCATGATCTTAGAAGTGCTAAGGGAACAAGATGAATTCAAATATCCAGTGGAAGACATTGATCTTCTTGCTGATGAATTCAAGACAAGTGAAGGCAGGGTCAAGTCAATTGTTGACAGTTTTGATCTGTTCACAATTGAAGATGAACACTTCTATTCACCAAGACTGAATGAATACATGACACCATACTTGGAGAAGAAAGAAAGGGCAAGGAATGCAAGCCTGAAGCGATGGAATAAAGATGGGAATGCAAATGGAATGCAAATGCATACCAAAAGCAATGCAGATCAGAATCCAAGTAAAGTAAAGAAAAGTAAAGTAAAGAAAAGTAAAGTAAATATATACAAGCCAACAGTCACAATGGTTGAAGAACACTTCTTTCTTTCAAATAAAGTAAAGCATGAAGAAGTCAAAGATCTTTCAAAGAAGTTTATGAGATACTATGACAAGACAGATTGGAAAGATGAAAAAGGTGAAGACTTGAAGAATTGGAAAAGACTTGCAAATGGTTGGATCAATAACCAATTTGACAAAACAACAACATTCACAGGAAATCCATTTTAATATGATAGCAACAACAAAAAATGAAGTGATGGCATACAAGGAAGAAGGTGTGCGATACACATATGACAAAGAAATGATGAACACATTGTTTGGTTTCATGCATGACATAGGTGCAAAAAATGAACTTCCATACGAGAAAGACAAGATTCAAAAATACTTGATAAGACTTCATGAAGTTTTGATGGTAGAAAACAACATGATTCCTGATGACATTCCATTCACAGATATATATCCACAGTTTATGATGGATGTGATCTACAACAAAGCTAAAAGACATGGGAACAATATCAGTGCAATTGCATACTGTTTCAATGAATGGTTCAAAATAAATGCTGATAAGTATTTGATAAAAAAAGACTTTACCAAAGAAACAAAGTCAACAAAACTTGAAGCATGGGATGACAAGACCATTCATGATTTGTATCAGACTGTTGTGATGCTTACTAGGAACAACATGATTGATGGTATTTGGAAGATGAAAGGTGGTGATTCTTTTTTTGGAAGACTAAAAACAGAATTTCACAAAAGGTATGAAGAAGCATGAAGATTGTGATGAAAAGGATCTTTGATCTGAAGCCTGCAAAATACAATCCAAGAAGACTGACCAAGAAACAAAAGTCAGATCTTGAAAAAAGCATCAAAAGATTTGGTGTTGTTGATCCTGCAATTGTGAACACTTACAAGGATAGAGAAAATATCATTGTTGGTGGACATCAAAGGATTAGGGTTGCAATGGAAATGGGGATGTCTGAATTTCCCTGTGTTGAAGTTAGTCTGAATAAGGATCAAGAAAGGGAACTGAATGTCAGGCTGAACAAGAACAGTGGTGAATGGAACTTTGATGATCTTGCAAATCTTTTTGAAGTAGATGAATTGATTGAATGGGGATTCACTGAAGAAGATTTATTTGGTAATGTTAAGGAATCAAAACCAAATGATGAAAATCAGGAACCACCATTCCTGATTGAATTGGATCAGTACCTTTGCAGTGATTGCAAACTAAAGGTTCATGAATTCCTTAGTTTAGGTGAAGTACAAATCAAATTGAATGGCAAGACTTATGGCATACAAAACTGAAGATCTATACAAAAAAGCACTTGACCTGATCAAGTCACATTCCTTGTTCTTTATCACTGATGTGATATCATTATTGGGAATCAGCACAGAAACATTTTACAATCATTTTCCCACAGATTCGAAAGAATCGAAAGACATAAAAGAAGCACTTGATAAAAATAGGGCAGTCACAAAGGTGGTTCTTCGAAAGAAACTGCATGAATCAAATACACCAACAGGATGGCTTGCACTGTACAAGTTGATCTGCACTGAAGATGAAAGGAAGTCACTGTCAATGCAGTTCAGGGATCACACAACTGATGGTGAAAAAATAAACAAGGTGACAGTTGAACTGAAGAAATAATGGATCACACACTTCAGACAACTGAACTATACTTTTGGACTGCTGAATCAGAAAATCCAATCATTGTCCATCAAGGTGGTACATCATCAGGGAAAACATATGCTATTCTTCAGTATCTGATCCTTGAATGTTGCAAGGAAAAAGATCTTGTGGTCACAGTGGTTGGTCAGGACATCCCCAATCTTAGGGTTGGTGCATATCGTGATGCACAAAACATCATCAATTCTGATCCGTATTTCCAACAGGAACTGACAGATCACAACAAATCCAACAGGGTATTCACATTCAAAAGTGGATCAAGGATTGAATTCAATTCATATGCTGACAGTGTAGATGCAAGATCAGGGAAAAGAACACATTCCTTCTTTAATGAAGCCAATGGAATCAGTGAAGAAATCTTTGAACAAATATCACTTCGAACATCACACAAAGTGATTCTTGACTTTAATCCATCTGCATCCTTTTGGTGTCATGATAAGTTGCAAGGCAGGGATGATGTTGATTGGTTTGTGTCAACCTTCAGGAACAACACATTCATTCAGGATTCCATCAGGGAAAAGATCCTGTCATATGAACCAACACCTGAAAACATCAAAAGGGGAACTGCTAACCAATACAGATGGGATGTGTATGGTCTTGGAAAGGTGGCAAGATTGGAAGGGTTGGTGTTCCCAAATTTTGAAGTCGCAACTGAATTCCCTGAAGACTACAAGTGGAAGGTCTATGGTCTTGACTTTGGATTCACTAATGATCCAACTGCATTGGTTGAAATAAGATATGCACATGGCAACCTGTATTGGAAACAACACATTTACAGAAGGAAACTGACCAATCAATCCATTGCAAGGATCATCAAGGATCTTGGAATCAAGGATGAAGTCATTGCAGACAGTGCAGAACCAAAGTCAATTGCTGAAATAAGAAGGGAAGGTGTACACATAAAGGCAACACAGAAAGGAAAAGATTCAGTCATGTATGGGATTCAGCTTCTGCAAGACTACAAGAATGTGATTCATGTGGGAAGCAAAGATCTGATCACAGAATTTAGTTCATACACATGGGCAAAAGACAGACAAGGACTTCCAACAAACAAACCAATTGATCTGCACAACCATGCTATTGATGCAGGAAGGTATGCAATAATGATGAGAATGAAGCTAAAAGAAGCCACATTTGAACTTGTTTAAAAAAAAAATAAAAAAAAATTAAAAAAAACTTGACAAGTATGTTGGAACTGTGTATATTTATAACAGATTAAACGATAACAAAACACACAGAACAATGACAAACGCAGAATACAACGAAATGACAAAAGAGTTTATGAACGACTACATTAATGACCTATCTAACTTCTACAGTGCAAACCACGAATTAGTTTACAAATTATGGAAGTCAATGGGTCTTACTTTTGAAGTTTGGGAAAATGACAAAGAGTTTAAACTTGCCTTCATAGCAAAAGTAAAAATAATGGTAGAGCAAGATAGCAGACTTACAATAGCATAAATAACAAACTAGGCCACTTCGGTGGCCTTACTTTAACAGATAACAAAACTACAGAACAATGACTGGAACACTTAGAACTATAGAATGCAAAGACTGGAAAGATGAACCCATTACCTATTATGAAGAAGAAGTAATAGAGGCAAGAAGTGAATGGTAATTCATTCACTAACCGATAAATTAACAGATAACGACTAAAAAAAAATGAATAAGGCAAAACTTGTTGGTATGATATGTAAAGAGCGGTTGCAAACGCTTGAGGAGAATCCACCCAATTTTTGGAATAAAGAAAGTCCTCACACCTTATTTAACAAGTCAAGTATCTTGCACAAAAAACTTGACTACAATCTGCACAACAAAAACCTTAAAATCTGCACAATTAAATGACACAAGCATACAAAGAAGAACAAGAAATATGGGAATGGATTCAGGACAAAAACATTCCAAGACTATCAGAAAAAACAGGACTTGGAAAAAGTAAGTTGTACTATTTTCAGGCAGGCAAATCACAGAATGCATCCTTTCAGATGATACGTGAATTGCAACTTGTTAAAGAAAAGGAAGAATCATGATCACCTGTCCTGAATGTAAAGAAGAACATGAAGAAGAACAGATCAGGATTGTAGATGATGGATTCAGCCATGAATTTGGAAGCACAGTGGATCTTCATGCTTTATGTCCTGACTGTGGTGAATACTTAGATGATTTGATTGATGTCAGCAAGGTGACTGAATCAATGAAAGATGCCATGTTTTGAAATTATTTTAAATTATTTTTAAAAAATACTTGACATTGATTGTGTGATACCTTATCATTGTTATAGTTAAACAAACAAAAACAAAACGGATAACAAAATGGAACTTTCAAAAGACATCATTCTTCATTCAGACAAAGGATTCAACATCATTCAAGGATCAAAAAAATGTTTTACAGTGGTCTGTGATCATGGTCACTGCTACTTTGCTACTGACACACTAAGAAAAGCAAAGAATTGGGTCAACAGACAACAATAACAACAACAGAAGGGAAGGCACAAAGCCTTCCTTTCATAACAACAAAACAACAAATATGTTGTCATAAATAACAACAACAACAAAACAGTAGAACAATGACAAATGCATATCAAGATGCAGAACTTCAGTGCATCAAATTTTCAGATTGGCAAGGATTTAACTATGACACATTCAGGATCAACATCAAACAAAAGAATGGTCACAGTTTTTCATACTTTTCCATCAGTAATGAAACAAGACAGGGATTCATTGACAGGATCAGGAATGAAGTCAG